AGACCTGATTGATACAGACAAGAAATTTGCCGCCAAGATGTTGGATATCCGCAATGGGCTGATGGATTTCTTTCCGACCGGCTCGGTCATAGATGCGAAGTATCGGCCAATGAAGAATGAATGGTTCTTTGCAATCTGGTAGCTGTAGATTATATTTGTACCAAGTTCGGAATCCGCAGATTGGAACCCTGCCCGAATGATTGAAGAAAATGTTAAACGCAACTAATAAAAGCCTCGTCAGAGTAACTGTGCATCCTATCTTCAGGGATGGTTCCACACAGCGAAATGGCGAGGCTTTTTGCTTTACATGAAAGACCCTGCATTCTTATTCTACTCATCTGATTTCCTGACAGGCACAATGCTGATGACCATGGAACAGAAAGGCAAGTATATAACACTACTCTGCCTGCAACATCAAAAAGCACATCTCACAGAAAAAGATATGTTGAACATATGTTCGGCATATGACGAAGACATTTGGAACAAGTTTCAGAAAGACGAACAAGGTATGTTCTATAATTCCAGATTAAGAAGTGAGATAGAAAGACGGAAAGCCTACAGCGAGAGCCGGAGGCAGAATCGTACCAAGAAAAACATATCTTCTACATATGTTCAACATATGGAAAATGAAAATGAAAATGAAATTGTAGATAGGAAGAAGAGAGGTACAGGAGAGAAGAAACCATCTATTGAAGATGTGAAAGACTTCTTCAGAGAAAAAGGCTACAGCCAGGATACAGCAGTCAAGGCTTTCGAATACTATTCCATCAACCAATGGAAGGACGGAAATGGAAAGCCGGTAAAGAATTGGAAACAGAAGATGATTGCTGTCTGGTTCAAGCCTGAGAATCTAATCAGAAAACCATCAACCGAATACGCAACACTGACATGAAAGACCTAACACTTGAACACGAGGTATTGGCTATCCTCATCAACTCAGCCAAGGCACAACTTCACATCACCGAATGCACAGAGGAATTCTTCACGGAGATTGAGACCATGGCAGTCTTCCGGAGCATTCAGCAGCTGTCTAATGCCGGTGAACCTATTGACCTATTGACCGTATCCCTGAAGATGGGGAAACTGCAATTCAAGCCGGTTATAACAGCTCAGATCGCGGCCAAGTATGTCAGCGACAGCGCGATAGAATACAAAATCAAGGTCCTACATCAGATGTACATTCAGCGTAATCTTGCCAAGATTGCCAAGGAACTTGAATACAAGGCACAGGATAGCAACAATGACCCATTCACTCTCATGGCAGATACTCAGCGAAAGATGGATGAATTGGGAGTCATCAATCGGACGGACGGTGTACACATTCACAAGGTGGCTGTGGATCGGGTGAATGACATTGCCAAGCGCAAGGCTGAAGGCATTCGCACATTGGGTGTGCCATCAGGATGGGAAACATTGGACAAATTCACCGGAGGCCTTGTGCCGGGTGAATTTTGGGTTGTGGCCGGAAGACCAGGTATGGGCAAGACATCTTGGGCCACAGCACTATCCATCCGGCATTCATTGGCCGGTAATAAGGTGGCATTCTTCTCCTTGGAAATGACGAAAGAAGGTCTCGTGGACAGGATACTCTCAGCTGAATACTCCATCAATGGCGAATACATTAGGACAGCCAATCTATCTCAGGAACAATTGGAGGCAATGGCGCGGCTCAACAACATCGCGAGGATGGGAATCTACATAGACGATACCAGGAGGCAGACCATTGACCAGATTCGCGCCAAGGTAAAGATTATGAAAGCGAAGCATCAGATATCCATGGTAGTGATTGACTATCTCGGATTAATCAATCCACATGATGCCAGAGCCATCAGAGAGCAGCAAGTGGCCTACATCAGCCGCCAATGCAAACTCATTGCCGGTGAATCCAATGTGACAGTCATCGCACTCAGCCAATTGAACCGGAACAGCGAGAGCAGGACAGACAAGAGACCAGGGCTTGCAGACCTTCGCGAATCAGGAGCGATTGAGCAAGATGCCGATCTGGTTATCTTTCCATTCCGTCCTGCCTACTATGACAATGACAAGCCATTGGTGGAAGATGCTGAGACTATCATCTCTAAGAACCGCAATGGACGGACCGGAATCATCCCCTGTAAATTTGAATCACAATTTTCATCCTATATTTTCTAACTTTGCCAAAACTATGACCATTGACATTTTTCTCATTCTGCTCTCCATTGCCGGTGCGGTAGTGCCATTCGCTCTGAATAATTGCATGAATCCTGATGGCGTATTCGGTGGATACTATGTGTTCCGCTGCCCTGACTGTCTGTCATTCTGGCTGTCGCTCATCGCATTGATGTTACTCGGAATCAATCCAATCTTCGCAGGGATTTCACCCATCCTGTCACGATTCATCAGCAAGACCTTGTATCTATGAATGAAGAGCAGAAGGCAGAATTCTCCAAACTCCTGCCCAAGTGGAGCGCATACAAGAGAAATCTTGCATGGAGTTTCGATGAGCAGGAGAATGCGACCATCAATCGATTGGCCTGGACGGTGCTGAATCGTCGGCTGTCATCCTGCCCATCCTGTCGGGTGGATGCGATGCGTAACCTTGAAAACCTATATAACCAATGAGCGATAATTCAAACACTATCCGAGACATTATGCATGGCAATAGTCGTGTATGTCCTGTAGTATCCATGGTTCGCAGTCTAAAAGCATCGGACGTACACTACACCAATGAACATCATCTGCAATTGATGATTAAGGCTGAGAAGCGGTCAATCATGGATGCATACATTCAGGGAGTGATTGACGGAGCAGGAGAGATTATTGACCGTCAGACCATAGAGGCAGATGCATTGAGCTACTATGAATCAACCTATCAGAACCTATGAAGACCTACCTACACAGCGGCAATGCCGGTGACATCATCTACATCTTACCGACCATTGCGGCACAAGGGCCAGGTAAACTCTACCTGAATCCGAACCGACCGGCAGAGTATGCGACCGGTCTTCATCATCCAGGTGGAGGAGTGATGCTGAATGAGAAGATGTGCGAGATGCTCCGGCCATTGGTCCAACACTGTGGGATTGAATGCGAGATCTGGAATGGCGAAGAGGTAGACTATGACTTAGACCTATTCAGGGAAGAGCGCATCAATCTATCAGCCTATGACATTCGCAGATGGATAATGGCTGTCTATCCGGAGCTGAGACCTGGTAAATTATTCGGCAATGATTTCCATCGTCTGAGCAATCGCAGACCGTACATCACCGTGAACCTATCATCGCGCTACAGGAACAATGCAGCCGGAGAATTCAGTAAGTGGAAAATGCTATCTGGAATGATGGTACATTTTATCGGTGTGACTGAAGAGTATCATGATTTCCTCCAATACTGCCCGGATGCAATCCATGTGCAGTGTTCGGATTTCCTTGACATGGCCTATGAGATTGCCGGAGGAGTATTTCACTTTGGCAACCAATCCTCACCATTCGCTGTGGCTGAGATATTCGATCTGCCAAGAGCATTGGAACTGTCTCCATACTGCCCCAATGTGGTGAGCGAAGGAAGCAATTGGTGGCCAATCTACAATAGCAGCAATATGGCCTATTGTGTGTCACGATTGCAGAAGATTTACCCTAATTTTGTTACACATGGCGGAGACCAGGAAGGCGCATAAGCGAAGAGTCAAGGAAGGCTTCTATCGTAAGTATATCAAGGGCCAAGGCATTGACATCGGCTGCGGAAGGATTGACACGCACGATGGATTGGACACGATCAGCCCGGACGCAGTTCACCACGATAAGGATGACTGCGATGCAACCTTAATGGACATTTACCCGGATAATGAATTCGATTATGTCTATGCCTCGCACGTTCTGGAACACATCAGCGACCCGGTGACAGCCGTCAAGAATTGGCTGCGCATCTGCAAACCGGGCGGCGTGGTTATTATCTCCGTGCCGCATCGGGATTTGTACGAAAGGAAACGCACCCTGCCTTCCAAGTGGAATGAAGACCACAAGTATTTTTATCTGCCGTTTGCGTCCGACCCGCCTCACACGTTCAGCGTATGGAGCGTGCTTTTTTTTGCAGGCGTGGAAAGGGAAATGATAGAATCTTTTGAAGTCATCGACACGGCCACCAATGCCGACCGCCCCGACGAACACAATAACGGGGAGTTTTCCATTGAGGTAATCATCAGAAAATAACAACTATGCAAGAAATATACATCATTCAATCAGCCGACGAAATGGGAAACAACCCTGGCGCACCTACTCACATCCTTAAAGCATTTACCGATAGGGAAAACGCAATGGAGTACATTGCCGAATGCGGATACCAGGTAGAGCAGTACAACAAGAAACTGCCAAAGGAAGTAGAGGACGATGACCAAAATAAAGAGAATTGGGACGAATGGTGTCACAACCATCCATTCTGTTTTGAAGACGGTTCAATCGGAACAAGCTTTGAACTGGTTACCATCGAACTTGAATAAATGCAACCCTACATCCGCATTTACCTCGCATCCCGTGGCCTGTCAGAAACAGACTTCATCGGCTGCGAGGTATGCGGAACAGCCGCCTCAGACATTCACCACATCCAACCGCGTGGAATGGGTGGGAGCAAGTTGCGCGATACACCGGATAACCTGATTGCACTATGCAGACCCTGCCATTATCAGGCAGACTTTGGCACGGTATTGCCGAAAGAGAAACTGAAACAAATTGTAAACACTAAACTACATGGCACGACCCCGAAAGATTGACAGCCCCGAAACATTACAGGCTGCATTTGATGAATACATCGGACATTGCAAGGCATACACTAAACCCGTCTTGAGCAACTCCGGAAAGCTGGTAAATGTTCCAACCCCCCGCGTTCCGACCGTGGGGGAGTTCTGCCGGTTCATGCAGATGGACAGAAACACACTCGATGAGTACAACACACGGCCTGAGTTTTCCCGCACAATAAAAAGCATTCACGAAGCAATCCACGATGCAAAGCAGATCGCGCTGCTAAATGGAGAGGGCAACACCACCGGAATCATATTTGACCTGAAGTGCAATCATGGATGGAAGGATAAGCAAGTGATTGAGCATGAAGGTGAAATTACTGTAACCATGAATCTCTCGTGAGCCACCAAACACAAAGAACCATGAGTAAAATCATTCAAGAGTTTGAGCGCATCGAAACCACGCCGCCGCCATTCTATTGCGTCAATTCTGAAAGCACAGCTGGCCCATGCGCGAAGCAATGCGCTGAGTGCGATGTAGATGAACAGGCGGCACGGAAACCCTCCATCACCCTATCCGACTACGTTCGCATGGAATCGGAACACGAAGCAATCACAAGCCCATCGCATTACAAGGTCTGCGAAGGTCTTGAGGTAGTGGATATGCTTCGCGCTGTGCTGACGCCTGAACAGTTTCGCGGGTATTGCCTCGGCAACTTGATAAAGTACCGGATGCGAGCCGGAAAGAAAACGATGTCACCGATGGAGGATTTAGGCAAGGCTCATGTGTATGAGACTTGGCTGGCAGAGATGGAAGCGTAAATTGTGATGCAAAAAGATGATCATACTTCCGGCCATAATTGAAAGCATAGTCAGCCGCAAGGACAGAACCTGGAAGGTATCCTTTGGCACTCAGGAAATGTCTCCTGACAAGGCAGCGGCACTGCTAACTATGAATCAGCAGCTGTGCTATCTTGCAATTAAGGCTGAGCATTTCCATGAGGAAGAGCAGGATCTCTTGGAGCAGCTTAAAGCAGACCAAGAGCTGATAGGTAAATCACCAGGGCAGAGACTGAGAGCCGTCCTCTATCGCAATTGGGAGCAGAATGATCAATCATTCGCATCCTTCAGCCAATACTATGAGCATATGATGGCAATCATAACTGAGCATTATAAATCCAAACTACTATGAACATATACCTTACCGAATTTCTTGCCAAGGACTTATTCGATGGCAATCTCAAGACCTATGCCGGCCCAAGGATTGAGGCCCTATCCTTCCAGAAGGCACAAGAATATTGTCGGAAGTTCCATCCATACCTTCGCGTCATCGGTGAATTGGAGGCAGATATAGTAGATGAGGCAGTGATTGACTATAATTTCAAAAACAATTGAGGATACTTGGAATAATGAATGGCATGAGCGGCGTTTCTTACCATCGCCTGTATGCCCCATTGCACGACCTAATGCTGCGAGGATTCGCGGATGTAGATGTCTGGACTCCGCGGGATGAGAAAGGCCAATACCGGCCATTGCCTGACTTGGCAAAATATGACCTGGTTATCTGGAATGGGACATTGGCAGAGCCACAGGATCAGGTCATCCAAATACTCAATGAGCTGAGTATTCCATTCATCGTGGATATGGATGACCATTGGCGGCTGAATAAATATAATCCTGCATACCATGAATGGGAAGCAAGGCAGCTATCTACCAAGATACAGAAGGCATTGTTCCATGCCGATGCTGTCATCTGCGAGAATGACCGATTGGCTAATGAAGTGCTGAAGATAAATCGCAACACCTATGTTGTGCCGAATGCGCTCAATCTCACAGACCTTCAATGGAATGTAGGAAAGAAGCCATCACCTACCTTCCGTGTGGGATACATTGGCAGCCGGTCGCACCGATACGACCTGATGATTGTGGCACAGGCAGTGCGTGAATTCTGCGAAGAGACAGGCAGTGAATTCCATCTCTGCGGTTACGATCCATCAGACAAGGAATGGACAGCGATTGGGTATGAACTTGCTCCTGTCGGACATCCGGATTGGATGAAGCTGAAGCCTGGTGTGCATCCATCGCAGTATGGCATCCGCTATTCTGAAATAGATGTGGCACTTGCGCCCATCATCAGCAATGGGTTCAATAACTGCAAGAGTGATTTGAAAGTGAAGGAAGCCGGTGCGTATTCAATACCGGTGATTGCATCGGAGTTCGGGCCGTATAAAGACCATCATTCTTCCGGTGTGTACCATGCACGAACAACCAGAGAATGGAAGGATCAGCTATACAGAGCCATGGAAGGCGTATTGGATGGACGGCCCAATGCTCAATATCTTCAAGAGAATGGTGATTTGCATCGTGTGAACCTTGATCGGGTGGAGATATTCTCTGAGATTCTTATCACTCGGTAATTATTCGGTGTGATTCGGTAAGAATATAGTGTGATTGGTGTTGAAAGGTATTGACAGGATGGCGGATAGAACTACCTTTGCTGAACCTAATCTAAACACTATGTCACAGATTGAAGAATTCGCAAGCGGCATTCCGATTCACAATGCAATCGATGAGCTGCACACCTTCCACACGGAAGGCAACATGGATGCACTCGCATTCTACATCACTCTCACCAGACTCGGCAGGCACATTGACGGCTTGAAAGAGATTGTCAAGGCAGCTGCAATCCAGGAGGCAGACAAATGGTCGGAGAAATCCTTCTCCTATTTTGGCCATACTGTAGAGAAGAAGGCAGCACCAGGACGATGGGATTTCAAGGGCGTAAAAGCATGGACGGAAGCCAAGGCCAATCTGTCAGCTATCGAAGAGAAGGCCAAGGCAGTCTACAAGATGCAGCAATTCAACAGCCAAGCTATCTCTGAGGATGGCGAAGTGTTGGAAGGTGCAACATTCACTCAGGGATCGGACATTATAGCAATCAAGTGATGAGGACGAATAAAGGTTCAATTCGCAAGTATGTGGAGGTGATTGAGACCTACAATGGCAAATCGATTTCACTATCCAAAACACTGAGGGAAGCCAATCTTCAGCACAACATCAAAGGATGGATTGAGACAGGAGTAGCAATTCCTGCAACAGGCCATGGGATGTACAAGGTGATGAGCAATGATCCGCGCAAAGATGCAATCCGGATTCTGCGAATGAATAACAAGCTGCGGAGAATGCAGGCAGATAAGAAGGCTAAACAGTCAGATTCATTGATTCCGGATAACAATGCTCAACCGGCCAAGGTCACCGACAAGGCCAAGAAGAAGATATCCATCCTGTGGGGAATGATAAAGATTGAGCAATGAGCAGAGACATTCACTTCATCATCATAGGAAGCCAGAAGGACTTGCATTCAGTCCATCCGTATGCCTATCTGCACATGAGCGAGCATACCGATCCTGACTACTTCATCCACATCCGCACACACAACATCTCGGAAGCGCAATCATGGGATGGTATAATTGAGGAATTCGGCTATGAACCGGAAGCGAGGAAGGAGATTCACAATGACTCTCTCAATCTGGACAACATCCTCATTCAGATGGTGACAGCGCATGAGGCAATGGAATGGCTGCGGGAATCGGAAGTGTATAAGGCAGGATTGGATTTGCATGAAGATTGAGGAGATTCGCGCCATGCCTGGAACGTACATCAAGGACGGATTCGATATCGGTGACCTGGTGGCATTTTGGGATGGTGACCATCCGGAAGAATGGACGGTGGCACGCTATTCGCACAGCGAACGCACCACACCATTCGACCGCCATTGGACTGAAGGCAGGAAATACTTCGCACACATGGGCCGATTGGGCGCATGGCGCAAGGGCTGTCCTGCCCACATTGAGATATTAGCTCCAGAGGAGGGAGCTTGACAGCCGGAAAGACGGCACATACCGGGTAAACCTACGGCTGCGACAGCTAATCGCGGTGACTGTGGCTCAGTCTTAATCGTAGGTAGTGGTTCGATTCCATGCCCGGTTCTACCCGAATGCTGCCGGAGGAGATCTCCGGAGCGGAATTTGAGTGATTTTGTCCGCATGAAACAAAGGGGTTGACGGCAGAGGGAAGAGCAATCTTCCCTTTTGCTTTATATTCGCAGCCATTAGGACTCGGCACGCTACCCATCCGAACAGCGCACCAGGTCGAGACATCGAGCGAATGCCTGTCTTCGGATGGGCATTTTGCATTGGGTACGATTCAGACCATCGTACATTATAGGTAATGGCCTACACAATAGAGCAGCAGCCATCGGAATACTCGGCTGCATTCAATCCGCTGACATTCGTTGTGCGCGAATCCGATACAGCCATCACCGGATCAGCCAATTTCCGCTATCTCTGCGAAGTGGAAGTGGATGGCACAATTCAAGCTAAGCTCAAAGCACCAATCAGGTACGGCAGCAGCCAGAATGAGGCAGTATTCGACATCACAGAAATCATTGCTTCCTATGTCGGCAATGACTTTGAACCTCCATCTGGTGCGGCCATCGCCAAGCAGCCGCGTATTGTGGAATGGCGCGGAAAGTTTGGATACGAATCCGGCAGCGGAGTCATCACCGAATCAACAGGAGTAGTCAATACAAGTTCCAAGTATTCTTGGGATGCCTGCCTTCCCATCTCCGAATGGAATTCATTCAATGTGGCAGACTATCTTACTGCATCTGGAGGCACAGCCGGTGCGAAGTTTCTCACCGACATCCGGCCAAGGACGGTGCAGGCAGCAGAGCAGCATTCGGTGACTGCACTCTTCGGCACAGATACAGCCAACAAGGTCTTTGAATTCAAGGCATACACAGCGGCAGGGAGTCTGATTGATACTGAGCTGAAGACTCACACCTATTCCGACTATCGCTCCAGGCTATTGGCGATTGACTGCGAATTTGACAATATCGGATTTACATTGGGAAGCAGTGTTCCTGCATACTATACGCTACAATGCTATCCATCAGGCTATGCAGGGAAGGCAAGCGAGACCTTGCGCTTTAATCTGTGGGAGGAATGCAGTAAATACGATCCTGTTACACTTCACTTTCTCAATACCTTGGGTGGGTATGATTCATATACCTTCCGGAAGCGAACCATCAGGACGGTGAATGCAGAGAAGAAGACCTATGAACAGGATTCCTTCCGCTACAGCACAGGCAGCTATGGGTATTCCAATCGCAGGGGAGGCGTGACCAATTACAACACCAAGCTCACTGAGCAATGGGTGCTAAATACTGACTTCCTGACCGACATCGAAGGGGAGTTCATTGAGCAATTGCAATTCTCACCGATGGTGTACATGGGCGCATTCTCTGCATTGGAGAAGGTGACTGTCATCGGGGCAGAGTTTGAGCGCAAGTATAACCGTGATGGCCTGGTGCAATACTCAGTCACCATCCAAAGAGCATTGCAAGACAGGAGGCAGCGGTTATGATGCAGCTGTTCATTGAAGGCAGGCAGATTGACCTGATGGCGAATGAAGACCTGTTGATCACCAGGGAGATTGCCGACATCAGAGAACCGGAGAAGCGATCATCGGATTGGAGCAAGACCTTTCGGATACCAGGCACATCGAACAATAACAAGATTTTCGGCCACATCTTCGACATCAACCAGGAGCAGCTAAACAGCGGCACTCAATTCGCTCCTGACTTCAATCCGAACAAGAAGGCAGCAGCCAGGATAACCGTAGATGAAGTGGAGCAGATTCGCGGATTCGTGCGATTGCTCAATATTTCCATCATCCGGAAGGGAGAGATAGAGTATGAGGTAAGTGTGCATGGTGTGGCTGCTGACTTCTTCGCCAAGATTCGCAACAAGCGCATGAGCGAATTAGATCTATCCGGTCTCAATCACACCTTGAGCCGGACAGCCATCAAGAATTCTTGGAATCACAATCCCACCGATGGCTATGTCTATGCGATGATTGACAAGGGCAGGGATGACAAGCCATTCAATGCATGGGGAGCGACAGACTTGACTCCATGTGTCTATGCGAAATACATTGTAGACCGGATAATGACGGAAGCCGGATACACCTACACATCAGATTCATTCTTCAATTCGGATGAATTCAAAGACCGGGTAGTACCATTCACCAAGCAGCCGGAGATATCGGAGGCCACATTAACCACATTCGCACTCAGGGCGCGAAGGAGCAGCAATGCAACAGTAGCTGTCGGTGGCACAGTCATCTTCAATGATGACAGCAGCACAGGCTACTATGACAATGGCGGCAATTACAGCACAGCCAATGGTAAGTATTCCATCCCCAACAGCGGAGTAGAATTCTCGGCCAAGTATGACCTGGATGTCAGCGTGACCGGATTGAGCCATATCACATACACTGTCCTTGCAATTGATTTTTGGGTTTATGTAGCAGGAAGGCAGCGCGGATTCTTCACGGCATTCGCAAACAATCAAGCTGTGTCTGGTGCGAATTTCGACATCAATGCATTCATGTACCTTGGAACAGCGGCAGCAGGATCAGAGATAGAGTTAAGAGTGCATCGGGTATATGATTTCAGCGCAAGTGTTGCAGCAGTTATACCAGACCCATTCACGGTCACAGTCAATACCAACAGCAATGTAGAGATTGAAGGGCTGCAATCAGTCACCGGTGTAGGTATGACCTTGGATTTCAACAGCCTATTTAGCGCAAGTGAAGTGACTCAGGATAGATTCATCTCCGATCTCATCAAGATGGACAATCTATTCATTGAGCCGACCGATATTACAGGACAGCTGTACATTGCACCATACTCTGAATTCTACAGGACTGATGTAGTGCATGACCTGACTTCATTGATTGACCGGTCACAGCCCATGGAGATTATCCCAATGGGCGAATTGGATGGCAATCCGTACATCTTCACTATGACGCAGGGGAAGGACATTGATTCGGAGGACTATGCCAAGGCCACAGGCAAGGTGTATGGAGAAGCGCGGATAATAGTGGACAATGAATTCATCACTCAGGAGCGGAAGATTGAAACCAAGATTGCATCTACTCCGTACATCCATGCCGGTGGCCAATACCTGATTGCATCGATGGCATCGGAAGACAAAACAGCCGGAGAGATTCGGATGCTCTATTGGAGCGGGAAGATTAGCAATGTGAAGTGGACATTGGCCGACTATGTCTTCACATCGCCGTATTCTACCCACAATCCGGAACTGATTGAGAATGGATATCCTCATGCAGGCCATCTTGATGACCCATTCGCACCGACCAGAGACTTGAATTTCGGAATGCCACAATACATCAATCTTCCGGCAGGCATCACCTACACCAACAACAACCTGTATAATCGGAATTGGCGTAAGTATATCAATGAAATCACCGACCGGAATAGCAAGATAGTGCGATGCATGGTCTATGTCACTCCGGCCAATTGGCAAAGGTGGCGATTTCGAGACCTTTACTTCTTCGATGGGCAGTATTTCCGATTGAATAAAATCACAGACTACCCGGTCGGAGGTTCTGAATTGGTGCAATGTGAGTTCCTCAAGCTGAAGACAGGCAGTCAATTTACGGCACAGACAGGCAAGACCGGTGGTGGATGGGATGCGACAGACGATAACAATGACAGATGGCCTGATTTGCGGAATGGGTTCGATAAGCCTTCCAAGGAATTCGCCACAGGATCACAGACCGGAAGCAATTCAAGGAATTTTCGCGGTGTAGAAAATCTGCTCAAGGGGATTGGCGATTATACTCAGGCAGACCTTGGCACACCATCATCAGGAGACAATTTCCGCGTAGCTATCCAATGGGATGGCGCGGATTGGAATCTTAATCTTATTCAAGAAATCTAATGGCAAAGAAGATAGTACAGCCGGTTGAGGTGCAAGCATCGGTGGCCGGTGACCAGAGCGTCAAGAGTTTCAAGGCACAGCTGCGAGAAGCGAAGGAAGAGGCACTGCGATTGGCGGCCGCATTCGGTGAGACCGATCAGCGCACCATGGCAGCAGCCAGACGGGTGGCAGAGCTGAAAGACCGTATGGATGATGTCAATGCGACCATTGCCGGATTGCATCCAGACCGTTTTCAAAAGATTGCCAATATAACTTCCACAATGGCTAATGGCTTCGCAGCAGCGCAAGGAGCAGCGGCACTTCTCGGAAGTGAATCGGAAGACCTTGAGAAACAGATGGCGAGAGTGCATGGAGCAATGGCATTCGCTCAAGGCATCGCAGGTCTCAAGGACTTAAAATTCCAATTGGGCGATATTCCCAAGACGGTCTATTCAAAGGTAGTACCGGCATTTACCACAGCAGCTGGAGCAGCCAGGGCCATCGGCACAGCACTTGGTATTGGAATCATCATTGCCGGTGTCACTGCTCTTGTGGCTGTATTCAAAAACCTTGACATCTCCATTGATGGCGTAGCCAAGAAGGACAAGGACTTGCTCAAGAGTCAGGAGGCAAGGCTGAAGGCATCGCAAGACAATGTGAAATCATTGGATGCACAGGATAATATCTTGAAGCTCCAGGGCAAATCGGAGCGGGAAATATTGCAGATGAAGATTGCCGCGCTGAAGGTGGCAATTGACAATCAGAAGGCAGTCATTGCGACATCGAAGGCACAGGCCACATCGCAGATTGCAGCAGCACAGCGGAATAAAGATATTCTATTGGGCATATTGAATTTCATCACTGCTCCAAGCAAGCTACTCCTGGATACAATTGATGCCATTGCTTCAAAACTCGGATACGAAACCGGACTTGGAAAGACTTTCGAAGGACTGAAAGATGCAGCTGCTAACCTTGTATTTGATCCAGAGGAGACAAAGAGGGAAGCAGCAGAAAATGAGAAGGCCATGAATGATGAATTGCTATCTATGCAGAATACTCTGGCCGGTCATAAATTGGCTATCAAACAGATTGACAAGCAGGCAGCGGATGACAGACTCAAGGCTGCACAGGATGAAACGCAGAGACTGAAAGATGAGGAAGATAAGCGCGTCAAGAATGCCGAAGATGCGGCGAAGAAAAAACTTGACGATGAGAAGGCAGCTGCGGATGAAAAAGAAAGGCAGCAGAAGATGTTCGATGATGCCGACAAACAATTAGAGAAAGAGCGTCTTGAAGAACAAAAGCGCAGGCAGGATGTCATTGACCAATTTGAACAGGGCATACAGATGGCAGCGGAAACCAAATTGGCCAATGAGCGCAAGATGCTACAGGCACAGGCGGATTTCAAGAAGACTCTGGAAGAGAATGTAGTTGCTTCCCTGAATGCCATCGCTGACATTGCAGGGCAAAACTCCAAGACAGCCAAGGCCATCGCACTCGCACAGATAGCATACGATACCGGCACAGGATTGATGGCTGCATTGAAGAATTCGCAATCTACCACATCTTTAGATAACCAGGTGACCGGTGGTCTTGCCGGTCTGGCAAAATTCGCGGCCATCTCCGCTGTCATCCTGACGAATTCAGCACGGGCCATCCGCATCGTGAAGAGCGGCAATCCGGCAGGCAGCGGCAATGTTCCTGCTCCATCACCAGGGCGTGGAGTTCCACAGTTACAGAGCGCGGCAAGTTCATTAGGTGGAGGTACACAATTCGCAGGGCAATTCGATAATCGTGTGTATGTTACCGAGGGAGACATCACCAATACACAGCGCAGGGTAAGGCAGAATAGAGGAGTTTCAGTGATATGAATGGAAGACTGACAGCCCTACAGCGGCAGGCACTCAGCCGGATGGGCAAGGCTGAGATAGAGCAGCCGACATTCACCGGAGACCTTCTGTCTGACCTGGTGGATGGATGGGCGAAATACACCACCAAGAGACTCGAGACAAGCCTTCTGAATTCCAAGATGCCAGGTAATCCGACATCCGGTCGGGCAAGTAAGAGTCTGTACCAATCTCTTGCTGCTGTGCCGGTGGTGCGAAGGGGAGATATTGTCATCGGTCGCATCCAGGCTGCTGAACATTACCAATGGGTAGATGGTGGCAGAGGCAAGACAAAGAGCAGCGGAGACGGTGAACTACTCAGAGCATTGTCAGGCCCGACAGGATGGATATCTCAGAAAGGTATATCTGTAGACGATCAGCCAGGCAAGACCAGAGCAGAGAAGAACTTGTCATTGGCCAAGGCAATCGCAAGGAAGATTCACACACGAGGTTACAAGGGAAATAAGTTCTTCTCCAAGATTATCAATGACGATACATTCAATGAATTCAGTGAGTATCTCGGAAGGGCTATGGGGCAGAAGATTGCCATCTCTTTTGAAACTATGATCACCGAACAAAAACGATAACTATACATTACTAATGATGGCAGAGCCAATATACTATTTGGAAATCGAAGATGGCGATGGGCTGACTCAGGTGAGCCTGGTGCAATCTCCAGCAATAGAAGAAGACTTTCACTTCTTCAGCAAGGAGCAATTCGTAGAGCCGCGACCAGGTGAGGAAGAATCCGAATTCATTGGCCGGTGCATTCCGGCACTCCTGGAGGAAGGGAAAGAACAAGACCAGGCTGCTGCCATCTGCTACAGCTATTGGGAGAAGCGCAATTTCGAATCCTACAGCGACTATCCGGAGGCAGCCAAGGCCAATGCAGAGCGCGGCATTCGATTGAATGAAGCCATCGGGAATAAGTGCGCGACATTGGTGGGCAAGAATCGGGCGCAACAGATTGCATCCGGTGAGGCACTCAGTGAAGACACAATCAAGCGCACCTACAGCTATTTGTCTCGCGCCCAAGAGTATTACAATCCGGAAGACGATGAAGCCTGCGGTACTATCTCCTACCTATTGTGGGGAGGAGAAGAGATGCTCCGGTGGGCTGAAAGCAAGATGAATCAAATCGAGAAAGACCGGATGGCTTTCGCTATTGAATCGGAAGAGCGAAGGATTATTACCGGACCGGCCATGATTGCGGAAAAGCCCATCATGCGAAGGGCTGATGATGGCAGTCTTTACTATGTGAAATTCTCAGCGGATACCATCCGCAAGGCTGTGAAGCTATGGGCTACGCAGCAGAAGTATAACGCTGTGAATGCAGAGCATGCGAAGCCGGTGGGAGGAATGTATCTCATGGAATCGTTCATCATCGACAAGCAGCGCGGCATCAATCCACCAGACTCTTGGAGCGATGCTCCGGAAGGCTCTTGGTTTCTCAGCTACTATGTGGAAGATGATCAGGTGTGGCAGGATATCAAAGATGGCAAGTTTCGTGGATTCTCAATTGAAGGCTATTTTACCGACAAGCCTGCTGATCCGGCAGAAGAGACATTGGAGGCCATGCGCTCCATCCTTGCAAAGTGCGACAATCTTACTCTTAATACATTATCAGAAATGGACGCGATATCCAAACTCAAAGAAATCAAGAAGCTGTTGGGCTTTTCCGTACAGGAAGAAGCACCGGCTGTAGCTTTTGCCGAAGCCACATTGGTGGATGGCACTGTTGTACGTTTTCCAGGCGATTCCTTGGAAATAGGATCTGTTCTGGAAGTGCAGACTCCGGAGGGCGAATATGTTCCTGCTCCTGATGGCACTCATGAAACATCTGATGGCCTGCTCGTAACCACCGAAGGCGGTGTGATTACTGCCATCGAACCGAAGGAAGTGGAAGAAGAAGAGCCGATGAGCGACGAATTCAATGCACTTCGCAATGAATGGGTAGCCAAATTCGGTGACCAAGATGCTGTCATCAAGCGATTGGTGGAAGCAGTGGAGCGATTGACAGAAGCACAGGCCAAGACAGTGGAAGTGATTGAGCAGTTTTCTGCCATCCCTGCCGCAGAACCGGTTAAGCCAATCAAGGCTTCCGCAGACAAGAAAGAAGAATCATTGGCACGATTCTCACAGGCATTAAAAAATCTTAAAAACAAGCAATAAACCATGGCATTTACCGTCGTAGGTCTCAATGATTGGGGCAAAGAGGATTCCCTCCCCATTCTGACCAAAGCTCTCTTTGGTGGCGAGACAGCCGCGCTCTTGCAAGGAGCCGGTCAAGTTATCCCTGGAATCAAGGTGTCAGATAACCTCAATATCCTTTCTTCTGACGTATTCTTCCAGGCCGCAGGCTGCGAACCTTCAAGCTCCGGAAGCACCAATTTCACTGCACGCACTCTGAGCGTAGGTGATATTCAGGTGTATGAGACTTTGTGTCCCAAGACCTTGGAAAAGAAGTGGATGCAGAATTACATGAAGGCAGGAAGCAAGCAGGATGAAGTTCCCTTCGCTGAACAGATTGGCACTGAGAAAGCTGCCTCTATTGCTCAAGCTCTGGAAGAAGACATCTGGCAAGGCACTGTAGCATCCAATCAATTCGATGGCTTTAACACCATCTTGACTGCTCTTGGATTCGGTGGCGCAGGCGATCCTATCCAAGGCAATCCTACTACCGGTGGTGGATGGACTCAGCTGCCTTCGCTGACATCTTCCAACATCGA